AAGTTTCTTTTTAAATTTTTCTATTTTTTTATTGGACTTTTCGTATTCTTTTTTGACTGATGTTATTTTATCGTCTATTTCTTTTATAAGATTTTTTTTATTTTCATTATTTTTTTCAGCGTTTTCTTTAATTTTACTTAAATATTCTTCAGACAATTTGATTTTTTGTTTTAGTAAATTTAAATCATTTTCAGAATCTTTTAATAAATCTTTATTTTCTGAAATTTTATCCTTAAGTAATGAGTTCATAGTTGTGAAAATCTGCAAATCTAACAAATTTTCTATTATTTCTCTTCTTTGTGAGGCAGATAGTTGCATAAAAGGTAAAAATGTTGCCGAACCAAGAACGACTACCTGACAAAAAGACTTATAATTAATTTTTAAAATCTGTTTTTCTAATATTTCCTGATAATCTTTTGAATCAGCAGATTGATTTAACAAATTTCCATTTTTATATATTTCAAAAATGTTTGGTTTTATTCCACGAATTACTTTATATTTAACATTAGAAATATCAAATTCAATTTCAACCACTAAACCTTTATTTGTTATTGTATTCAAAAGTTGTGATTTGTTTATTTTTCTGAATGGTTTATTGAATAGTGAAAAGGTTAGAGCATCTAATATAGAACTTTTTCCACTGCCATTTTCACCTATAATAAGTGTTGTTTTTTTACCACATAAATCTATTTCTGTAAAGTTATTACCAGTAGATAATAGATTTTTATATCTAATTTTTTTAAAAAGAATCATTCTAAATTAATAGCCTCATTATACAAGTCAATTATAGTTTTTTCTAATTTTGTCTTGTTTATTCCTTTTATTTCTGATTTCTGAATATATTGTTTAAATATATCTAATGTAGACTCAGCTTCATCTATTTCATCATTGTCCTTTTCATATTCTGGTGAATATTCTACTATTTGATATTCCTGTGGTGAAGCTTCTTCAATCAAATCTATGAATTTATCAAAAAGATAAGGATTTTCTTTATGTGTAACTACAACCTTAACTATACTGTCCTTACAGTTTTTTATTTCATTTTCTTCTAAAGAATCTTTGTCTTTATCATCATAAAATATTTTCTTAAATGTCTTAAAAGGATTTTGTATAAAATTCAATTCTCTTGTAGACAAATCTAATATATGAAACCCTTTTGGGTCATCAAAATCACTCCAAGTCATTTCATAAGGAGTTCCCAAATAATGAATATTTGAACTTGTTGACTTATGATGAAAATGACCAGAACATACAATATCAAATTTATCAAAAATTTTTCTATCAATTCCGTGGTCACAAACAGAGCCCCCTTTAAACATTTCAAACCCGTTAAGTTCTAAATGACCCATACAAATTTGTGATTTTGTATTTTTTATTAGTTCGTGTGTTAATTCTTTATTTTGTTCACAAATCCAAGGGAGCATTAATATTTTGACATCACAAATTGTGATCTCACGAGGTTGATAGTATACTTTAAAATTATCAAACCTTTTATCTATAATTTCTTCAACAGCATTTATGTCGTTGATATTTTTATAGTAAATATCGTGATTACCTAAAATTATATGTGTTTCAATTTTATTTTCAAACAAAGGAATCAGAAAATCTTCTCTTATTCTTTTTGATGTATTAAAATTTATATACTTCCTTCTATCAACAATATCACCTAAGTGAAAAACTGTGTTGATATTTTCTTTTTTTAAATATGGAAAAAAAATATTATCTAAAAATAATTTAGATTTATTAAGAAAATATTCGGAGTCATTTCTGACTCCGAAATGGGTATCTGTTATTATAGCAATTTTCATACCAGACATATAATTTATTTCTTCTTATTTACACTGCAATCATTTAATATTTTTTCACAAAATTCTTTAATAGTTTCAAGTCTTTGAATATGATAATCTCTATTAAAAGACTTTATGTAAGTGCTATTAATTTTTTCAGCTATGTCTTTAACTGCTATAGGCACCATGTGTTCGTTTTTCATCACTAGTCTCCTGAAATTTTTCTATTCCCTTTAATTTAACATTTGTTTTAGTTTTTGTCAAGGTTTTTTCGTAGCTATCAACAATATTATAAGAAATATCATCACTCTTAATATTGTTAACCTCACCATCATTTATATTAATATTCATCATAGAATTTAAATAATTTTTATGTTTTATAGCATTCTGTTTTTTTTCTTTATCTATACGTCTTATAAAAGCATTCCAAGCAATTTGTGTAAAATAAGCAAAAGGATTTTGAGTTTTATCAGGATTGAAATTATTAACTGCTGCTACACAATCACAAATTGCATCTGAAATCATATCTGTTTTATATGAATAACCTACAAAATTAATTTTTTTTGATAAATTATTACATATTAAAATTATTGCTTGACCTATATAATTTGGTATTTTCGTATCTTTGTCAATAGTTAATTTATTTTTATATTCAATCATATGTGAATACAAATCTTTATTATTAATATAATTTCTAGCCATTAAGCATTTTCTCCTTGACAAGTTTTTAAAGGGGTGTATAATAAACCTGTGGTTTGAATGAATATATATTATATCTTAATATTTACATTATATATCTTGTATTTGAATTTCTCTTCATTGTATGTCTTCATTCTTTCTATGTAATGCAAGAGAGTATAGTTCTTTCTAGATTTCCAAGATAAGTCATCTGCTATATCATATAAAACTGCTTGTTCTTTAGAATCAGACTTTCTTAATCCTCTTCCTATTGATTGAAGATTTCTTATTTTAGATTTAGATGGACTAGAGAAAATAATATTGTGTAAATTTTTAATATTTATACCTGTTGAAAATGTTTGATATGAAGCAACAATAATTGAATTATTACTTTTATCTACAACTTTTCTTATTCTTTCTCTTTCTTCACCACTAATACCACCGTGAACAAAATATATTTCTCTATTAGGGTCTTTTTCCTTAATCATATTATATAATAATGCACCGTGTTTTTCTACGTATTGGAAGAGTAGGAGTATATTACCTTCTAATGATAGAGAAAGATTTCTAATAAATTTATTTCTAGGTTTTAAACTTACAATATAATCCATTTCTTCTTGGTATGTAAGTTTAGATACCATCTTTTTTATTTCATCAGGATAATTTAAAATTATTGATTTGATTTTAAAATCAGACAATACTTTATTTTCAATAAGTTCATTAGTAGAAATAATTTTTTCTACAGAACCAAATAAAGATTCTATCATCAATTTATGAGTATTAGTTCCATCAAGTGTTCCTGTAAAACCAAATCTATATTTACAATTCTCAAGTTTATTCATTATTGTAGTTAATGATTTTGCTTTTACTAAATGACACTCATCTACTATTACAACATCAAATTGATTATACCATTCTTTAGGTTGTTTGTAAATAGATTGCCAAGTAGATATAAAATATTTTGAATCTGAACTTTTATCTTGACCTTGGTATATTTTATGTATATATTCACTTTCATCTAAACCATAACTAATAAAATCTGAATTAAGTTGATGAATAAGTGATGTATTTGGGACTATGATAAGTGTTTTTTTATTGTAATATCTTGTCAAAAGATAAAGTAAAAAACTTTTTCCACTTCCTGTGGGTGAAAGAATAGTTTTTCTTTTCTTACGAACGCACGTAAGAAAAGAATTAATCTGATAGTCTCTTGGTTGAAATGGGAGATTTAGAGTAGAAAAAAAATCTAATGCTTCTTGGTAGGAAAAATCATTATCTTTAAATTCATCACTAAATTCTAAATCGTATTTTCTTGAAATAGAAAATTCTTTTAAATGGTCGTTAAGACCACCATACAACAAACAAGTCAAAGGATTATAAAGATATATGTTACCATCCCATAGTTTGTTCCTATAAGATGGAACAAATTCACAACCAGGAACTCTGAAAGTAAAATAGTCTTTTAATTCATATGATGTGCTTGGTTCACAATATATTTTATTATATATTTCATTATATTTTTCAACTTTAATTTTCATTATGCCCCTGAAGTAAATTTGATAAAATCTATAGCAGATTTGACATTATAACCCCTTGAATTTAGGGATTTTAATATAGATTCTAACATTTCTACTTTTTCTTGTTGATAACCAATTTTTAATGAAGTATTTATTAGGTCTGTATCCGCTTCCATATACATTGGAATATCTGATTTTAATAACAAACCTTTGGCTGGCAATTCCCAACCTTTTTCAATAGTTTCTTCGTTTGGACCTTGTGTATAAAACTCGTATTTTTCAAGTTTTAATCTTTTATATTCAGATTCATATTTTTTACAAATAAGCTTTTCTTTAATAAATATTTCATAATATTTATGATGCATTTTAGAAATTTTTATTGCTTCATTTGCTAATTCTGTTATATCCACTTCAGAATCAATTTTCCACATTTCAAGTATTTCATCAATTGTCATATTAACTCCATTGATTATATTCAAAATGAATATAAAATATTAATAGTATTTGTCAATAGTTAAATGTTAGTTACAGTAAAATATGTGTATTTAAATACTGCTTCAGCATTAACATAATTTACAGTGTTATCAATATTATTGAATTGAATTTCAGAAAGTGATATGGGGAAAGCATCAATAAATGAAAACTCATAATTTGGGGTTTTTGTAGAAGAATTTATTATGAGAGATACATCTGAAACAATTGTTTCGCCTGAATATGATGGTTGTGATGCAATATCATTATATTGTTGATATTTCTCAGGGAACCCTAACCCTTTTAACCAATTAAATATTTCAAGATAATTTTGTAAATCTTCATCAACTTTGAATGAAACTCTTAAAACACCAAAATCAATATGGTCTCCTGGATATGGTGTTTTAACAAAAGGATTACTTGTATCAACTTGAACAAGCTGAACTGATGGAATATTAAC